GAGAGAAGCAGTCCTGATTTTTTCAATGAACTCATAATGATAATGGGTGCGTCAATGGCATTAGCACAAACATCAGCCGTTGGCACAGCATTGCTAGCAGGTGCAACCGCTGATGGAACACCAACAGCAAACACAGCTGCTGGATTGCTTGCATACACATCACGATCAAATGCAGCCATTTATGGATCAACACAAAGATTTGCCAGGTCTTTAATTGTATCTCCTGACCAATGGTCAAACATAATGTCATATAACAACGGCGGCATTCCATTATTTCAGGCTTATCAGCCAAGCAATCAAACTGGTTTGGTAACTGGTCAATCACAAATTGGTTTGGTCGCAGGTTTAAACTTTTATGTGGACAATTCAGGTGTTATTACTGGAACAGGTGATGGATCAATGGTTGTTGTTGAGCCTAATTCATACACATGGTATGAGTCACCAAATTACCGCTTAGATGTAAACAAGCCATCTGACGGAACAGTTGAAATCTCAATAAATTCTTATGGTGCAATTGCAACCAAAATTGGTGCAGGTGCCCGTAAATTCAACTTTACCTAATATCTAAATCATGGGTTGTGATTCTCCCGAACGCAGCCCAGCCGACTACATGAAAGGACACTGATGCCAATTATTTCCGCATCTGATTTGCGCCAAGTATTAGGTGTCAGTGTCACCATGTATTCAAATGAGTATTTGGAACAAATTATTGCAAGCAGTGAGCAGGTAATTCTGCCATTGCTGGTTTCTTATTCATCAGCAATCCAGGAATATCAGGTGACTGATAATGTGATTACATTTACAACAGTTAGACCAAATTATTTTGTAGAGGGTCAATCAGTCGTTGTGACTGGTTGTGCTGGCTTAGATGATACATATACACTGGATGCTCGGGCATCAAATGTGTATCAATTCACTGCAAGCGTAGATGCAGCGGATTCACTCTCAGCCATTCCAGTCATCCCCGCTGGGGTCGCGGTTCTTGATGGGTCAAGTGCCGCTGATCTTTATGCAAACACAGCTGCAATAAAGAATGCTCTACTTGTGGTCAGCACTGAGATATTTCAATCAGTGGTTGCACCAGGTGGACAAATTGAGGGTGTGGATTTTGCACCGACACCATACAGAATGGGCAGATCATTAACCAGCCGCGTAATGGCTTTGTTATTGCCATATGTTGAAACAGAAACAATTGCACAATGAGTGCATCAATTTTAGAGGTCAGAAATGAATTGGCAACCGCCCTGGCATCAGTTGGTGCATCAGTTTACGGATCGGTTCCCGAGGCGGTAATTCCGCCAGCATGTGTAATTGTTCCAGATGCACCCTATTTGGAAAGCCGTTTAATTGGTGGCAGCACAGTCAATGTTAAAATTAACTTTATTATTACCGCAGCCGTTGCATACAACAGCAATCCTGGCGCATTAGATAACCTAGAGCAATTGGTGATTCAAATTTTGGGTGTCATGCCCAATGGTTATGTGGTCGGAGATGTGCAACGCCCAGCAATCACCAGTGTGGGCGCATCAACGCTTTTAACCGCTGATCTATCAGTCAGCACCTATTACAACCAAGACTAAGGAGAAATAAAGAAATGCCAACAACAATCATCACAGGGCGTGACATAACACTGACAATTGATTCTGACAGTTATGTTGCACAGGCTACATCAGCCACACTCACAGTTGATTCAACAATCAACACTTATCAGACATTAGATGGCAAAGCGTATTACACCACCGACACACAGGGAACATTTGCAGTTGAAATGTTGGCTGACTGGGGTGCTGAATCATCTCTTTGTGAAGCATTATGGACTGCCGCGACTAACGCACCACAGACACCATTGGCAGTTGCAATGACAGCTGCAAGCGGTGCGGTTTTCACATTCAGTGTGCAACCTATTTTGCCAAGTGCAGGTGGAACAGCACCTGATGCACAAACAGTTTCATTGTCATTCACATGTGTGACAACGCCATTGTTAAACGACTAACAACAAAGAATCGGGAGAAAAGCAATGAAATTACCAATCACAATTGAATATGGAAATGGGTCATCAGAAACCTACACTGCCCAGCCACCTGAGTGGGCAAAGTGGGAACAAAAAACTGGTTACATCATCAGTCAAGCGCAGGATAAATTGGGCATAAGTGATTTGATGTTTTTGGCATATCACGCCATGAAGCGTGAAAGTGCTGGAAAACCAATCAAGTCATTTGAGATTTGGTGTGAAACAGTTGTTGATGTGGTGGTGGGGGTTGATGACCCAAAAGTTACAAGCGCGGAAGCATAAATTACTTATTGATTGAATTGGCAATTGCCACATCAATTCCAATGAGTGAATGGGAAAGCGCAGAGCAGATTTTAACCGCAGTTGAGATTTTAAAGGAGAGAAGCAATGGATAATGCAATCACCTATGATAAGTCAGAGCAGCGGGGCATTATTAAAGCATTTGGTGCAATGGATGATCAGGCTACTGATGAAGCCAAAAGAGAATCCAGCGCATTGGTTGAATATCTAAAAAGCAAAATTATTGGTGCATCTAGCCACACACAAAACCTAATTGATGACCGAATTGCCGCAGGATCAAGGGTCAGCAAATCATCAAAGATTGGTGAAATCAGTTTTGGTTTTGCATCACAAAAATTCAGCGGTGGCGGCACAACCCAGCAATTGTGGGGTGGGGCTGAGTTTGGATCAAATAAATTCAAACAATTCCCAAATTGGTCAGGAAAATATGGCAGGGGTTCACGCGGTTGGTTTATTTATCCGACATTACGCCAAGAGCAGCCATACATCATTGCTCAATGGGAAAATGCATTTGATCGCATAGTTAAGGAATGGTAATGGCAACAGGTTCACGCACCCTTAAACTCTCCATTCTGGCAGAAACCAAACAACTCACTGATGCGTTAAAAGGCAGCACAAAAGATGTTGAAACATTTGGTGATAAAGCCACAGAATTTGGCAAAAAGGCAGCCCTGGCATTTGCCGCAGCGGGCGCAGCCGCAGCTGCATTTGCTTATGAATCAGTTAAAAATGCAGCCGCTGATGAGGGCGCACAACGCAAATTAAATGAAACATTAGAAAAAACAACCAGTGCAACAAAAGATCAAATTGCAGCGGTAGGCGGCTGGATTGATAAGACATCCATTGCAATTGGTGTGACGGATGATGAACTTAGACCCGCATTTAGCCGATTAGCCCGCAGCACTAATGATGTAAACAAAGCCCAGGATTTATTAAATTTAGCATTGGACATTTCAAGTGCAACAGGCAAACCACTTGAAGCGGTAGCAAATGCATTGGGCAAAGCCTATGATGGCAACACTCAGGCATTAGGCAAATTAGGATTAGGCATTGATCAATCAATTTTAAAGTCAGGTAATTTTGATACTATATTTACAAAATTGACAGGCACATTTGGCGGGTTTGCAGAGAATGAAGCAAAGACAACTGAAAAAAGTTTTGTTAGGATCAAGATTGCAATTGATGAAGCCCAGGAGAGAATTGGCATGGCTTTATTACCAATCACAGAAAAACTGACCACATTTATTTTGACCACAGGTGTGCCAGCATTAAATGCATTTGTTGGTGGATTAACTGGTGATCAAGGATTAAGTGATGCATTCACAGACAGTGAAAAAAAGGCATTCTTATTTGGTGAAAAAATTAAAAACATTGGTAAAACAATTATTAACTTTAAAGATGAAATTGCAGCTTTGGCAATTACTTTGGGAACAGTTTTTGTGATTTCAAAAATTTCTGCTTACGCAACAGCCACAATTGCAGTTATCACAACATTGATCAAAGCCTATAATGCATTAAAAGCCAGTGCCATTGTTGCAGGGGTTGCCAGTTATTTTGCTTTAAATCCAATTGCTGGGGTCGTTGCAGTTGGTGTGGCAGCCGCAGTTTTAGCAGCTGCAAACGCTTTGGCAAATAATTCTAATGCAGATATGACTAATTTTCAATTACCAACACAATCACAGTTTTCAGAAAATTCAGGTCAAGGCAAAACTACATTAACACCAACCATCACAATTCCAACATCTAGCGGTGGTGGCGGTGGTGGATCAAGTGCAGGAATTGCATCAGCCGTTGCCGCAATGCCAGCATTTCAATATGGGCAGGTTGCAACAACTGCCGAAGCATTAAGGGCTGGAATTTTGCCATCACCGATTTACAACATCACAGTTAATGGGGCAATTGATTCAGAGAGCAGTTCGCGCCAAATTGTTGATGTGTTAAATAATTCATTCTATCGCGGCACAGGCGGTGCATCAGTTTTGGCAGGATTAAAAGGTGTTTAATGAGTAACTGGAATCCTGTTTGGCAGGTCAAAATCAATGGTGTTGATTACAGCAATGCAATTTTGGCAAATCTCACCATCACATCAGGGCGCACAAACATTTATGAACAAGCACAGGCTGGATACATAAACATTCAATTGATCAATTTGGATCAATCTCCAATTCTGGCAGAAATCAATCAGGCAATTACAGTTGAAATACAAGATTCCACAGCTGCATTTGTGCCGATATTTGGCGGGTCAATTGTTGATGTGGCGGTGTCAGTCAGTGATGCAGGGGGTGTTGCCTATGCGCAAACAATCACAATCATTGCACTAGGTGCGCTGGCTAGGTTGCCAAAAGCATTGACCAATGGTGTGCTGGCAAAAGCAGGTGATGGCACACAGATTTACAAAATTTTAAAGAATGTGTTATTTGCCCAGTGGCAAGCAGTTCCAGGGGCTGAAACATGGGCAGCCTTTAATCCAACTACAACCTGGGCTAATGCGTTAAACACTGGATTGGGTGAGATAGATCAGCCTGGCAATTATGAATTGGCGCAACGCACATCAAGCCGCATTGATGTTTATTCATTGGTTGCAGCATTGGCAAATTCAGGGCTGGGATACCTTTATGAGGATGCATCAGGGTTGATCAGTTATGCAGACAGCACACACCGCACAACTTATTTAGCACTTAATGGTTATGTGGATTTAAGTGCAAATGATGCATTGGCAAATTCACTTAAAATTCAAACCAGGGCAGGTGATGTCCGCAATGCCATTACCCTTAAATATGGGCAAAATTCAACCAATGAAACCAGTGCCAGTGATGCAGCATCAATTGCGCTTTATGGAAATTTGGCTCAGATATTTACAACCACAATTTTTGGTGCTGGGGATGCAGCTGCTCAGGCAGCCTTTTATTTAGCCATCAGAGCCTACCCACAAGCAAATTTTAATTCTATCACTTATGAATTGACCAACCCTGAAATCAGTGATTCAGACAGGGATGCCCTAATCAACATATTCATGGGAATGCCAGTTTTTATTGCTGACCTGCCATTGAATATGAATGCGGGTTCATTTCCAGGCTTTGTTGAGGGCTGGACATTTAGGGCAGCATATAACCAGGTATCAGTCACCCCATTATTGTCACCGCTTGCATATTCATTGAACGCCATGCGTTGGAATGATGTGCCAGTAGTAGAAGCATGGAATACAATCAGCCCAACTTTAGATTGGGAAAACGCAACAATTGTTGCATAAAGGAGAAATGACATGACAAATCCAACCAGCAATTTTGGCTGGCAAATGCCTGAGCCAACCGATTTAGTAACAAATCTACCAGCCGATTTTGAGGTATTTGGTCAGGCAGTAGATACAGATTTTGCAGATTTATTAGGTGGCACAACTGGTCAAGTGTTAAGCAAAACATCAAACACTGATTTAGATTTTACATGGACAGCTGCAACCGCTGGAGATATAACAGGGGTCACTGCTGGAACTGGAATTTCAGGCGGTGGCACATCAGGCACAGTTACAGTTACAAATGACATGGCAACTACCATTACAGCCGCAGGTGACATTGTGGTGGGAACTGGATCAGGCACTTATGACAATTTGCCAATTGGCACAACTAATCAAATTTTAACCGCTGACACATCAGTGTCACCATACAAAGTCAAATGGGCAACACCTGCTGCCGCTGCATCAGGTTTAACTTTAATTTTTGAACAATCATATTCAAGTGCCACAACAATAAATGTTGATAATTGTTTTAGCGCAACATATAACAATTATCACATTATGAACACCGCAACAATGGGTTCAGCTGCTACTTTTACATTACGAATGAGAGTATCCAGCACCGACACCACAACTAACTATGTAAATCAATTAGTTGTCGGAGATAACACAACTGTGACAGGTTACAAAAATCCGTTTGGAACAGATAAAGTATTTTTTGCTGATGCTAGCGAAAATGGTGTTTGTTCCTACACTTTTTTAAATCCTTATTTGACAAAAGAAACAGTTTATACTGGCACCGCTGGGTATAGAGATGGCAGCAATTTAGTAAATCGTTTTGTATATGCTGCACAAACAACAAATACAAGTTTTACAGGTTTTACTTTATTGGCTGGGCAATCCGCTACTGGCAAAGTGTCAATCTATGGTTATGCAATATAACAAAAGGAGCAATTGTGGAATATAAAACAGTTCAATTTGATGCCTCAACAAACGAAGTGATTGAGCGTGTTTCTACTTCTGATGAAATTAAAGAAAATAAAAAACTTCAATCTGAAATAGAAGCAATTGAAATTGCTAAAGAAACAAAAGCATCAGCCAAATCTGCATTACTTATTAAATTGGGCATTACTGAGGATGAAGCGCGGTTGTTAATAGGCTGATGATTACATCCAGCAATGGTTGGACTGCATCAATTGACCCAACTGCCATTGGCATTGGTTCATATTCAGTGCCAGGCACAAAGATCAAACTAAGGTGTGCAGCTGCCGTTGCACCATTACTGGTCACATTTGCGGCAGAATTTCATCAGCACATTGAACCCATTGATGTTGGCATAAATGACGATTGGGGTTATTGCTACCGCAACATAAGAAATTCACCCGATAAATTGAGCAATCATTCATCAGGCACTGCCATTGACCTAAATGCCACAAAGCACCCCCTGGGTCATGCCGCGACATTCACACCCATGCAAACAGTAATGATTCAGGCACTATCCAAGAAATATGGGTTAAAGTG